TTGGAGCGTGACATTGCTTGTGACCGTGGCACCATTGCTCATGAGCATTGCGAGTATGTACTCAAGACCGCAGCAAAGCTGGCTCGACAGAGCGCTAACAAGAAGGGCACATGGAAAGTCTGGGATGATGGATTGGCTCGTCCTCCTAAAGCAATCACAAGTTGGGCACTCAAGAAGGCGAAAGAGAGTTCACCAAAAGTGGCGTGGCCAGCCCGTGAGTACGCCAGAGGTTTATCCGACTGGTTGGTAAGTGGAACGGTAACGGCCATTCATGCGAGTGAGTTCAGCGTTAGTAGCACTGATGGTTTTGCTGGAACAGCAGACGCTTTGATCGACACACCACTAGGTTTAACGATCTGCGATTTCAAGACCACCAGCCGCGAAGAGGACAAGCCTGAAGCGTGGTTAAAGGACCATCAGGACCAACTGGGTGCTTATAGCCTTGGACTGCGTGAGAGAGCCGGCATACGAGTAGCAGCTGGAGCGGTAGTGATTGCAAAACCAGGCGGCAACGTACAGATACGTATGTTGAATGAGCTTGAGATGAGAGGGTGTGAAGTGCGTTGGACAGAACGAAACCACTTATATCAGGAGATGTTGTTGAGCGGAGAGGTTATGTAATGGAGGAAGCGTTAGACGAGATCTATCGCGGTAAGTGCAACGTGGCAGTGAAGGCAAAAAAAATAGGCGTCTCAACTGAAGAGCTGAAACGCCTGTTTCGTGTTTATGCGATGCAGCGCCCTATGGATGAGGACATTTGGCGCGGAGACGTGGAACTAGGTTGGCCCTGGGTCTAAACACTCTTCCATGGCTCTACGTTCGTAGTGCCGTTTCAAGCGCAAGCAATCATTGGCGCGGACGAAGTTGCCCTGTTGTTCAAAGATGATTGCCCGAGCTGTTTCGTAACGGATAGCAGTGGGCAGAAGGTCTGTTGGAACGCGGGAACCAGGAGCGGAAAACTTGTTGCCATTGAGTTTGGTGCTCATAACGGAGGTTCTCCACCAGTTAGATCCCAAAGGTGTTCAGGAGTTGGGTCAAAGTCAAGTTCATTTTCAAGTTGTGGAATAATCTCGTCTTCCAGCAGATGACGCATAGAAGTGGTGAGATGTTGATCCATCTGATGACGCTTGTCTTCGCGTTGAAGAATGGCCTTGAGATCTTTGACGATTGATTCGACTTGAGTGAATTCGTTTACCATTCGACTTCGTTGATGAGTTGGTTGAGGGTTTTAAGGGACTGAAGGCTGGAGAGTTGGCGTTGACCATCACTGAGACCCTTCTGCAAGGCGTCAGGGTCTGCAGTACGGACAACTTGCTCCATCTCTTGCTGAACAAGCTTGAAGCAGAACTCAATACGTTCTGAGGGCTTGTAGGCCAGATGGCCAGAGGCCCTAGCCTTCTGACCACCCAGGATGAGAGAGAGAAGTTGATTGATGGAGCGTGTAGCGTCTTGACGTGAAATCATTTGAGGTTGCGGTTGCGTTCTGCAGCGTCAGGAATAGACCTGCAGAGATCTTCGTAATCTTTGTTGGCTTGTTCCATTGCTTCAATGTCTTCATCAGACGGAGGCCAAGGGTCTTGGTACTCCGAAGGCAAAAGATCGTTGATGTCGTCAGTGCGGATGGTCATTTGGATTCCTCTGCAGCTTTCTTGGCATCAGCTTCAAGCTTGTTGTGTTCAGCAACAAGCCTCTTGCGAATGGGGAACTGTGCTTTGTCAGCCTCGTCAGCTTCTTGCTTGTACTGCTGACGCTTTACCGAAGCATCGGCAATGGCGAGATGCAGAGCAAATTTCTGCTCTTCTAGCTCTTTGAGATAGTCAAAAAGCTGCTCATTACGCAACTCGACGGTGTAGCTGTGGCCAACAAATTTTTGAGCGGCCTCTTCTTCCTCCTTGTCCATGCACTCGAAGTCAAACTTCTTGGCTTCAAGGATGTCATGAACAAACTTGAGCATCTCAAGCCGCATGTCGTTGGAGCGGATGATCTGCTCACAGTCGCGTTGACGTGAACGAGCAAGGTCAGAAGTTTTCTGTAAGTCGGAATACTCCTTGTCAGCTTTAAGGAAGTCGCCCCAGGTAGGAACGGACTTGGCTTGATCAGTAGAGTTGGTCATTGGTTTGATGATTGGAGCGGGGGATGATTTGAGACAACAGTCTCAGAATTTGTGAGACTCATGGCCTCCAATGCGACAGAGACGTTCAAACGTGCGTGAAAGCTGCTCCATCTCTTTCGTGTTGTGCTGGTCGGAAGCTTCCATCCAGTTTTGATTGATGTCGCGCAACATGGCGTCACGTTGCTGAAGCATCGGTGGAAGTTCTGTGTCTACGTCCAGTTCCATGTTTTCGCTATCAAGCTCTGTAGAGGCTGTAGCGACATCACGAAAGGTCTGAGGTCTACTCATGCCAAACTTGCGTTGCAGGCGCTCTGCAACAGCAGCTGGAGCATGTCCAAGGCTTAACCAACGTTTGGCCTCATTGATGTGATGGGCTCTTACTTCCTTGGAGCGTTTCAAGTTTGAGCCTCCAAAACGCGAGGCGAGAACAAGTGAACAAAGCGGCCCAGTGTTTCGGCGTCTTGCTTGCTCAGATAATCCGCTATTGCTTCGAGCAGGGTGTCGTTGGCGATCATCACGGTTGTGATGTTCAAGCCGTCTTCAAAGGTGACGGAGCCGGTTCCGAATTTTGCTGTTGAGCCGTTCTTGAAAAAAAACGTGCTACTAACGGTTGAGTCCATTGATAAATTGATGTTTGGAGCGGAGCAGGGTTGATTCCCCTGACTCTTGTATTACAATACAGACCATTCAAGGAAACCGCAAGCGGCCATTCATGACTGATTCAGCGCCCACTAAAACCATTCATTTCTGCGCTGATGAGTGGATGCTCTTGCTTGAAGCGCTCCACTGTTACAAAGACACAAACGATGGCCGCAAGGTCGCTGGGCGTCTCAACTGGGTTAGAGCCAAGCTTGAAGAATGCAGATCTGAAGAATGCCTTATCCGGCTCAGCGCATAAAAAAAGCCCCGTTAGGGGGCTCAATCAAATAATGCATTCATAGAGCATTCAGCGACTAACGCCGCTAACTCCTCTTCCTGACTCTCCAGTTCTGCAATGCCCCGATCGATCCGGGCAATGTCAGCATCTGGAGCGTCAGATTCGGCAAACGCCTTTAATCGCCGCATACTTTGCAGGGATTTTCGGGCTTCAATCAGACTGTCAAGATGCTCTCTAGCCTCTCCTAAATCTGAAAAGTGCAGATCCGCCCATGTGCAGTCTGCGGCTGTGAATTCGTGCGTTGACATAATAAAAAGACCGCCAAACTAGTGGCGGTCGGTAAGGTTCCAAATGCCAGAATCTGGGGGATGGTTAATCTCCTCTAATCGCTGGCGTCTTTTGAGTCTGGCTTCTTTAAGTTGGTCTGCCGCAATATCTGCGACAACCCGCTTCAGAAGCGATTCAGTCGTTGAATCACTGGCAGCGATCCAAGCTCCAACGTGTTCAAACTGTTTCATGATGCAAGCTGTTGATTGGCGCGGGATTTGCGGGAGCCGTGAGCTAAAAAGGCAATAATGACCTTAGAGCCACGCTTATGGCACAGCATGCACCGATTGCAGTCTGTATCCCGCAGCTGAGCGGGGCAGACCTTAACTAGGTTGCGTGCTGGCGTTCTCCACACCTTTCTAGTTTCTTCGCTTGAAACAGCAAGAACAGCCGGAAGACCTGAAGCTATCGCCAGATCTGCGGATTCTTCCGTTTCAGTTGAAACGTTGATCCGCAGTCCTTCACGATTGGCACGCCGTAACAACTTGCCATTTTCTCCCACTGTGTGATTGTGGTGCGTGTACGTCCAAGCCTGCAGCCTGCGGCTCTTAACGACAGACAAGAGTCCGTCAATAAAAACACGAGACAGCCGACCGGATGCACTCGCTACAAGGTCACCCGCTTGATTCAACCTAAGAGGTGAACCAAACGGCAGACTTGCCAAATCGTCTAAATGTTCTCGCCATTGTTTGGAGCGGGAACCGTTAGACACAGCAGCCCAGTGGAGCGCTAACGGACCTGAAGCCGCGTAACAGACTTCACGCATCCCGCAAGATGCTGAACAGCTGTTTTTGCTAGTGGTTGTCACAGCAATGGGCCCCGTCTTTTTATTAGACGAGACCCGTGACAGGTGAAACAACGTGGTTTTTAACGTCATCTCAACGCACCACACGAACGACGTAGCGCTGCGTTCCTGAATGCTGTTGCATTGGCTCGATCATCGCAGTCTGTGCAACTGCAACGCCAAACGATGCAGCGGCCACAACAGCCGCTAACAGTTGAATTGATGAATTCATTAGATAAATGGGGGTTAGCTCTTTGGATTGGTTGGGAGCGCTCTTTGCAAGCGATAAAACCGGCAAATTGCCGATTGTGTCGGCTTGCTGCTACCCGGACACGTTGCCGGTTTGCTCGATTTGCTCCCGTTCTTCAGTTGTCAAGGTTGCCAAGAGATTTTACTTCTTGGTTCTTACAGTATACACCATCATTAGAGTCTGACACGATAAGAGATGTAAAGATCCCCGCGAGTGCAAATGTACTAGGGGGTGGTGTTGCAAAATCTCGTGCCGCCAGCAAGCTGCGGGTACCCTGCACATATATCCGTACAACAGCATTCGTGTAATAAAAAAGCCCCCTAAGTGGGGGCAGTGGTCTGAAGTTGTGAGCGTGGGGATCAGTCGCCCTTATCTTCGATGGAGATTTTAAGTTCAGGTGCCTGGATATTGACTGTCTCAACGGATTCACCGATGACACGTCCGATTGAATCAAGTACTTGGCTTGCGGTTTGCAGTTGTCCCTTCTTAAGCGCGTGATGAAACAGTTTGGTGCGCATGTGTTGAAGACGCGCGAGCATGTTTTCGCGGTCTGCTTGCCAGTCTTCATCAACGAGCTTTTTAACTTCTGCCCAATCACGCCAAGCAGTATTGATTGAGATTTGTTCTTTCTCCTTATGGTCGTACACAAGCGCACGAGCAGAGAGACCATCGAGCTGTCGTCGGTAAAGACGCCTGATGCGATCTTCTTTTGCTTGCGTGGTGCGATCCGTTAGAGGTTCAGGCATCAACCTATCGACCTTTTTTCAGATAATAACTGCCCACACTACGTTCTGGCACGTCCTAGAGGGGGGTAAGGGTTGAAAACCTGTGTAATGTAATAGGCATGAGCACAAAAGCAGAGCCCGTAAGCCTGAGATGGGCGCAGGGCCAAGTTTTTTCAAGCAACAAACGCTTTCGAGTTTTAGTTGCCGGTCGTCGATTCGGCAAATCGTACCTTTCATGCGTTGAGCTATTACGTGGAGCGCTTAACCGTCCTGGCGAGACGTTTTTTTACTGTGCTCCGACTTACCGGATGGCCAAAGATATTGCGTGGAGAGCGTTAAAAAAGCTGGTTCCAAAGGTCTGGATCAAGACTAAGAACGAAACAGACCTACGAATTGAGCTAATTAACGGTTCAACCATTGAGTTAAAGGGTACAGAGAACGCAATGGCGCTTCGTGGCCGCAGTTTGAGCGGTGTGGTGCTGGACGAAGCAGCATTTATGGATTCAGAGGTCTGGTTTGAGGTGATCAGGCCTGCATTAGCGGATAAAGAGGGTTGGGCGTTGTTTATT